CAGACACAACAAATGATGCAGCGACTGTATGCAACAACATCTATGAGACTGTTCAGAAACAGACTTTATCTCTATATCCTTGGTCATTTGCACTAACAAAACAACAGCTATCCAGGTCATCTACTACTCCAGTAAATGAATGGTCTTACCAATACGATATGCCATCTACTGCTGTAAGTGGAACACCTTTACAAGTTTACAATTCTAGTTCTACAAGGATACTGCCAATACAGAGCTACGAGATACTATTTACAGCTAGTGGCCCAACTATAGCCACTCACGAAGAAAAAATATTTATTGACTTTGTAACATCAGCTATTACAGAAGGGGTTATGCCTTCATACTTTGTACAACTTCTTGTGTATATGATGGCATGGCATTTAGCAGAACCAGTAACTGACCAAACAACTAAATCAGATTATTGGAGAACCATAGCCCTGGGTGGAGTAGGAGAAAATGGCAGAGGTGGATATCTAAGACAAGCAATGAACATAGATGGTAGAGGCAGACCAACTTATGCAATAGTAGATTTCCCATTGACAGATGTAAGGTGATAGCATGAGTAGAGCTATTACTATACAAACCAACTTTACTACAGGTGAGATTGACCCGTTATTGTTTTCTAGGATTGACATAAACCAATATACAAACGCACTAGATAAAGCAAGGAACGTAGTAATACAACCACAAGGTGGTATTGAAAGAAGGCAAGGATTACAATTTATAAAACAAATAGATAGTGGTGGCTCCCCAGAAAATGGTACAAGGTTAATACCTTTTGAGTTTTCCACCACGCAAAGTTATATGCTTTTGTTTGTAAACAACAGAATGTATGTATATAAAGACAAGGCTCTTGTTACAAATATAAATGGTGGTGGTACTGATTTTCTTACAACCACTATTACATCTGCAAGATTAGCAACTATGGATTTTGCACAATCGTTTGATACACTCATTCTTGTGCATGAGGATATGACGCCATTCAAAGTAGTAAGAGGTGCTAGTGATAGCTCTTGGACCATATCAGCTATAACCTTTGACCATGTGCCTTTCCATGCTTTTACTACCTCAACCACAGAGCCATCAACGACAGTTACCCCATCAGCAGTAGATGGCAGCATTACAATTACAGCAGGCTCATCTATCTTTGACGCAGATGATGTAAACCAGTATATAGAAGTTAAGGATGGATTAGGTAGAGCAAGGATTGTTAAACTAAACTCTGGCACAGTTGTTGAGGCAATAGTAGAGATACCTTTCTTTGATACTAGTGCTATAGCTAGTGGTGATTATGTTCTTGAATCTGGTTACGAAGTTACTTGGTCAGCAACGAGAGGGTTCCCTAGAACAGCTACATTCCATGAGGGTAGACTATACCTAGGGGGAACCAAGTCAAGACCCAACACATTGTTTGGCTCTAGGGTGTCTAGGTTCTTTGACTTTAACCCAGGCGAAGGATTGGATGATGATTCCATTGAGGCTACCTTGAACACAGATTCTGTCAACGCTATCATAGGGTTGTTTAGTGGAAGAGACTTGCAAATCTTTACTAAGGGTGGCGAGTTCTTTGTCCCACAATCATCACTTGACCCTATCACACCAAGCAACATAGTAATCAATGGTTCAACAAGAAGGGGTGCAAAGGAAGGCATCAAGCCTGTGGGCGTAGAGAGTGGCACTATATTTATACAAAGAAGTGGCAAGTCAGTTAGGGAGTTTTTATTTAGTGATGTTGAGCTATCTTATGTATCAAACAATATATCTCTACTAAGCTCTCATTTACTTAGCACACCAATAGACATGGCACTTAGAAAAGCCACCTCAACAACTGAGGGTGATTTACTTATGATTGTAAACACAGATGGCACAATGGCTATGTACTCTGTTTTGCGTGGTCAGAATGTCATAGCACCATCATTGGCAACTACAGGCCCAGAGGCTGCAACGATAACAGCGTCTGATTTTTCAAACATAGCTGTAGGCACACAGCTTACATTTACAGATAACAATGGCACAGTAATTACATTACAGTCAGAGGCAGTAGGTAGTTCAGCTCCATCATCTGCATCTGGCAACACACACTTCTTTAGACCAAACTCATCTAACAACACAACAGCAGATAACCTCTTTACTGCTTTTGGTAACATCAGTCAGTTTGTAGTGAAGAACCCAGCAGCAGCAGTCGTAACAGTCAAACGTGTAGTCCCAGGGGATGACAACTTAACGGTAACCACAACTGATAGCACAAGACTAGCTGTTACAAACTTTGCTAAGACAGATAAATTTTTAAATGTAGCCGTGGATGTAGAGACAACTTATTGTGTAGTCAAGCGTTCTATCAATGGCTCAGATGTTTACTATGTTGAGGCTTTCAATGACGATAACACAACAGATAGTGCTATCTTGTTTTCAGGAGGAACACTACCAGGTAGCACATCTCTAAGTGGCTTGTCGCACCTTGAGGGAGAAACTGTTAAAGTCATAGCTGATGACGCTATGCAAACAGACAAGGTGGTATCTTCTGGTGCTATTACACTTGATGCAGTCCCAACGTCTTACGTTGAGGTTGGACTAGACTACACACCTAAGGTCAAAACATTACCAGTTGAATTAAAGTTACCTAGTGGTACAATAATGGCACAAAAGAAAAGAATCGTAGAATTGACAACAAATATGGTTTTATCACAAAACTTAACAGTAAATGGCAACGATCTTGCCTTTACAGCGTCTACATTTTTTACAGGAAAGAAGAGAAGGAAACCAATGCTCGGATACGACAGGAACGGACAAATAACATTTTCACAATCTCAGCCTTTGTTTTTTACATTGCTTGGGGTTGAATATAAAGTGAGTGTAGGATCATGAACTTTTTTACAATATTATCAGTAGCATCATCAATCGGTAGTGCGTTTGCAAGTTTCCAACAAGCACAAGCTATGAAGGCTTACTACGATGCACAAGCTGATTTACAAAGATTACAATATAACCAAAAAAGAGTTGAGGCTAGAGAGCAAGGTGTAAAGGTGTTGCAAGAAACAAATAGACTTTTAGCAACAGCAACAGCTCAAGCAGCAGCAGGTGGTATACTAACGACAGAAGGCTCTGCTGCACTTATCAATACACTTACTCTAAGGAAGGGTACTGAAGATTTCCAATTATCAAAACTGAATGAAGAGATTATACAAAATATAGGATTGGTTGAGGTAAGAAACACAGAAGAGGCAGGAAGAATAAAACAGCAGTCTGGTATATTTGATGCAATCACAGGATTTGGTACTGATATAGTTAGGACAAAACAGAAGGGACTATTTGATTTAGTATAATGGCAGTCAGAAGAACATATAAAGGTGGGCAAGTTGGTATGGTCAACATACCAAACATTGGGCAACCACAGTTTCGTGAAAGAGCAGAGGCCTTCAACTCTCTCAAAAGTAGGATTGATCTAGTGAAAGAGTTTGCTTTGGAAGAAGGGGAAAGGTTGGCAATAGAAAAAGGCGTTGAAGATGCTGTAAGCAATCCTATTGAGCTAACAGAGTTCATGACAAGAAACGCAGAGGAACAACAAGAGATAGTTGGCAAAGATAAATTTACTTCTTATGGACAGTCACTAAGAAAAACCAACTTACTACTGCTAACAACAAACCTTGAGAACGCTGGTGAGTTTGGCTTAAATACAATCAAAATGGAGGCTATGTCTGATCCAAACAAGACCTCGGAGGATGCATATAATGAGATGAGTAACTACAGCATTGGAATTGCAGAAACCTTGATGTCTACTGACCCATTAGCTGCAAACGAGTTATTAACAAGTCTTGGTGCAAAGACAGATGAGCTATACTTAGAACTACTTGCAGACAAAGAAGAAGAAATAATAGAGAAGGCAATATCACAACTTGAAAACTCTTACCTAAATGCTAGTGTTCCTAATAGAGCTACGCTTAATAAATATATAGATCAATTAGAAATACAGAATGATCAGTACAATTTAGGTCGTGAGTTTGTAAGTTCTACAACAATTAGTCTAAGAGATAAACTGGTACAGTCAGGAATTATTTATAGTAATGACGTTGTAAAACTTGCAGCAACTCATGATGATCCAGAAAAAGGATTCAAGGCAATATTAAGGTATTTAGATAGTGGAGACCCAGAAGAGTTAGAAAAGTTATTTGGTCAAAAAACTGATAATGAGCCATTATATAATTCTAGTGCAGTTAAATTACAGAAATTCATGAAGTTTATTAGTGATAATTCTGGTATGGATGAAATAAGCAATAAGGTTATAGACAAGTTTGAAGAGTCTATAAGAGCAAATATAAAAAATAGAAGGATAGAAGGTGATAGAACTAGAAAGAGAGAGAAAGATGAGATAGATGCAAAACAAAATAGTATACAAGAGATGAGTGTAAAAATACAAGAGAAAGTAGACCTAGCAACGGCAGGTATCAGTAGAATAGACATTGCACTTAAAGATGGGACATTAGACGAAAGAGAAAAGGCTGCTTTTGGAGTAGATAATGTTGCAGAACTAATGAAAAAAAGAGATGACCTAACTGAGGAATTGGAATCTGACTATGGTAACGCTGGATTGTTAGCTCTAAAAGAGATAGCAGTTTCGCCAGAAATGGAGATTGTTGAGAACCAAGCGATAGAATTTACAAGTACAACAGGGGTAGAAGATGACTTTAAATTATTAGCTCTAGACAATACTTTCACAATAGACGACACAAAAGAAATACAAGCCTTAATGAATAAAAATGGTCATTTTACTACGGATGACTTAAAACAGCTTGGCGTAGAATTGCCACCTAAATATAACGACATGGAACTTAAAATAACGCCTGGAGGCTTAATAGAGGTAAGAAAGGAAATAGTGCGTATGAAGAATAAGAATAACGTAAACTTTCTTACTGATCTAATGGCAACATATTATAACAAAATGGATATTGCCAATCACATACAAAATATGGCTACTGACCCAAACAATCACCAAAGCTATGTGGACATTAAAGATAAGGACCCAGAGGGATTAGAGCTATATGAAAAGATGAAGGCTGCTCTAAGTGTAGCGATGTCTTATGATGATTTTGACTATGATACTTTTAAAAACACAACAGCTGAGAACATTGCAGATACACATTACGCTGGTAAATTAGCACCAAATGCAGAAAATATTAGTGACATGATGTCAATAAACAATGCTATGACACAAGATTTTATTGAGAATAAAAGTCAATTTAGAACTAGCACAGCAACTGTAAAAACAGGAGCAACAATTATTTCAACAGTTGTGCCTGGCACAGAAAGCATAAAAAACCAATATGATCTAAATGATATATTTAAGACACTTAGCACACTAGAAGATGTTAATAATGCAATAACAGTTGCAAGAAATTTACAATCAGATTTAAGAAGATTAGTATACAATGATCAAGTTGGCTATGAGGCAACGATAGAGTTCCCTGGTCTCAATGCTACAGAAATTGCTACATTGTTAGAAAATTTTGATGATATAATAGCAAAGTTACAAACTCAGAAAAGGTATAAGCAACAAGGAAACTAATATGGATGAACCTAAAAACATTGACGATTTAGCTGATAAATTAGCAGGCAACAGAAGAATAGCGTTTGATGAATTTAATAGAATGACAGTAGACGTTGAGCCTGAAGAGTTCGGAGGTATGACGCTAATTGATTTCTTTACTAAATTTATTAATTATAGGAATGCTATTGAAGGACAAGCTCAAGAGCGTGTTTATGGTGGGTTAGCAAAAGGAGTGTTGGACACAGGATCAAGTGCTATTGACTTAGGGGCATCTGTAATACAAGAAACAAAAGAGATGGATACGAGTGTTGTCTCTCTATACAACGATGCTACAGGGGGATCACTTGATTTTGTAGATACCTTCTTAGAAGAAAAGCCGATACAAAAAGCATTAGACAAATTAATGCCAGATGAGAAAGTGTCAGGGTTTACAAAAGAGTTAGCAAGATTTGGTCTTTCTTATGGTACAGGTATTGGCATTGCACAAAAGATAAAGAGTGCTAGATTTTTTTACAAAGCTATTATGGCAGAGGCTGTTGGGGGCAGTATCTACTATGAACAAGGAGACCCAAACTTTGCTGATTTTGTTGGTACATTTTTTGATCTTGATGATAAACAATCAGCTCGATACGCTAAAATGGCTACAGAGTGGGCAAAGAGCGATGAGGATGACAGCGTGTTTTTTTCTAAAATGAAAGGTGTTATAGGAGACCTTGGTTTGATTGCAGGGGGTGGTGCTGTCCTAGCGTCAATCATCATACCTGCTAAGATGATAAGACAAGCTGTAAAAAACCCAGAGCTAATGTTAAGCATTGGCACTCTCTTAGGCTTTTCTGGGACCATGGTAGCAACAACTGAAGGAGACGAGTGATGGGGAAAGGTACTAAAGCTCTAGAACTTTACAAATATGCTACGGAGATAATTGATCCAAATGCACAAAAATTACACGATGATATAGAACAGCTACTGAATGACTTAAATAGAGAACGTATTGAGTCTAGTAAAGTTGCAGGAGAAAAGGGAGAAACAATATCTACTGACTTAGTTAAGTTTGACACAAAGATGATGAAAAAGTTGTTAAAAGAGATGGAAAAAAGGGGGATTAAGTATGGGTATAATCGTGAAACAATAGAGCGATATTATCAAAAGAAAATGGCTGAGGTAAAATACAGCCCAGAAGAGTCAATCAGCTTAATAAAAGAGTCACTAAAGTATCTAGAGGGGGGAGACAAAATAAATGTAGAGGCAGTAGATGGCCTGTTGCGTTTTGACATAACAAAGGTCAACAACAAAGACTATGTAGACCAATACAAAAAACAAATGGTTGCTATTGTAGAAGAAATATACAAACAAAAAGCAACAGGAGATAAGACACTAAAGAGTTTGAGCAGGTCTGATTTGTTAGACCTTGCATCAGAACTAGGTCATGTTGATACTTTTGTATCGTTATTAAATAAGCCTACAGGAGAAAGTTTTTCTACAGCAGCAGAGGCTATAAACGCTGTAATGTTGCGTGAGGCTTATGAAATAGAACTATCTAGATTATCAAAAGCTGTCAATAGTGGCAAAGGAATTGACAATTTTAATTATGAGCAAACAAAAATCAAACTATATGACACTATCGAAACAGCAAAAATACTACTACCTAAAATTTATGCAGCACAGTCAGAGTCTGGGCGTATATTACAAGCACAAAGTGGCAAGATTAGGAACCTAGCACAATCAAAGACTTTGACACAGCAATGGCAAATTGCAGCAGGCAAAGGTGAATATGAACAAGAGCTAGCAAAAATATTTACAGACTATGATAAGTTAGATGATGTAGCTGACTTTGCTAAAAATTATGTTGCATTACCAAAACAAAAAAGACCAAACTTTGTGTCAAAAAGCACATGGTCAAAGGTAAAAAATAGAATGAACTCTTTGTATGTTCACAGTCTACTAGGCAGTCCTGAAACACAAATGCGTAATATATTTAATAACAGTTTTAAACAAGCCTTCCATTTTGTACAACAGCCTGTTGCTACAACTATATACAAAGCAGGTAAGTTAGTAGAGGACCCAGTAGGCACAATAAAAAGCACTATACTAGAGAAGAACCCTAATACAGTTTTCATTGACCCACTTGACGAAGATGGTATGTACTTTTTAGATTATTACATTGAGGCAATCGCAGAGCAAAATGCTTTCAAACACGCAATTAGAAATGGTCAAGATGTTTTTAGGAACAATGAGGCGATTGATATGACTCAAAAATTATCAAACGCTGAGAGAAACACATTTAAGACTTCCAAAGAAATAGACGAAGGCGAGGGTAGCAGCCTTTACAAGAATGGCATGAAAGTATACAACAATCTACAAACAGCAGCAGGTCGTGTGTTGATGACAGCAGATGAATTTTATGCCACCATGTCTTTCAACAGAACATTAATGGTTCTTGCATTCAAAAGAGCAAACAACATTTATGCAAAGACAGGCAAGACTGAAGATGCACAAAGAGTGTTTATAAAAACACTTACTGACTTTGATCCAGAGGATATTGATGGTGCAGGCAAGGCTTTAGATATTGCTGGGCAAGATAGGTTTGTAGTTGGGACAGAGCCAGATACTAGGATTACAAGGTGGTTACAAAGAAACTCAAATTTGCTAAACAATCCAGCAGTAAAATGGCTAATACCAATGAGAAGGGTCTTTAGCGAGATGATGAGACAGTCCGTTGAGCTAACACCTGGGGCTGGTTTCTTAACAAAAAGAATGCGTGATGACTTGGCTGCTGGTGGCTCAAGACGAGCAAACGCTTTAGCAAAACAATATATAGCAGTCAATACTGTTATTGCTACTGCTGAACTAGCGTGTGGCTTAGAAACACCAAATGCTACATTTTGTATCACAGGGTCTAATCCACCAACACAAAAAGGCAAAGATTTTTGGGCAGCAAATAATTTATCAAACTATGGATTCTTTCATAGGGACAATGTAAATGAGCCATGGAGAAAAGTTATGAGCTATGAACTAGCTATGCCATTTTCAATACCTTTAGCATTAGGGGCAAATCTTGGATTGCTGACTCAAATGAGTGACCCACAATACGATGAAAACTATCAAGAGAATATGGCTACTTGGATTTCTAACTCTTCTATGATACTTGCTCCTTATGTAGAGACTAGTGCTTTTATACAACCTATTTTGACAATAACAGACGATCTTGCAAAAATTGCAGTATATGAAGATAAGGTAGATCGTGCAACATCGTTAATACTACAGGCTGGTGATGAGTATGGAGGAAACGTGGCTCAACAAAGTATAGGTGGAATCACAACCTCTCCTAGTATGTTGAAGTTTATTGAACGATCCTTTGACCCACAAAGCTATGTAAACATACCACCAGAGTATGATGCAGAGTGGGTCCAAAGTGCAGAAGATATATTGGGAATTGATTTGGACCAAGCAGAAACAACTCTTTACAATATGACAAGTACAACCTTAAATGGTATACCAGGCTTAGAAGATACTATACTTGGTCCTTATGTAGAGAGTGGTAAAGTTGGTATAGTTAATTATCGTGGAGAACCAATACAAACAGAATACTCACTAACAAGAAACATGGTTCAAGGAATAGAAAACTTTTTTGGTATTGAAAATCAAAGTGAAATGCTAAGTCAGTTCACACCACGCAAAGATGAAACATTACTGTATTTTGCAAAAAACAATTTAGAATCACCTAACACAATATTAACAAATTACCACATTAGACGAAAACTTGGTGTGCGACTTGAGGCATCAGAGTATTTAAAATATAGAGATATAATGTCAGGCACTAAAATTGTATATAAAGACTTCGCTGACAGAGACATGTTTGATGGGCAAGAGTTGACTTTATCAGAGGCATTAGATAAATTGGTAGCTGATGGTGAATTTAGAAGATTGCCAAGCAAGAGCGAAAACTTTAATGGCAAGCAAGATGTTTTAGAGAATATTTATAAACAGATAACTGATCGTGCTGTCAACGAACTAGTGCGTGGCGAAGGTGGTGCTGATTTAGCTAGAAGAATAGCGAACAAGTAGGAGTAACTGATGGCAAGTTTTGACATAAATGAAGTAGCAAGAAGAGTACAGTCTACATCGACTGGGCAAGATGGACCATACACATTTAACTTCCAGGTCAATGCAGCAAGTGAAATACAGGTATTTAGAAACGACACACTACAGACAGAAAGCACACACTACAATACAACTCTCAATGCAGATGGTACAGGCTCTATCACATTTATAGATACCTCTGGGAGTGGTGGGACAGATCATAGTCCAACAAGTGGGGATGTCATTACTATCATAGGAGACCAACCACTATCAAGAACCACAGTTTTTTCTACAGGTTCTGTTAATCAACCAGCTACACTAGAGACAGAGTTTGACAACGTAGTCATAAGACAACAACAGCTGAAAGAGATGATGGACAGGTCCATACAACTCAAAGCATCAACAAGACGTACAGTTACAGGCACAGGTACTTCTGGGCCACTACAGTTTCCTTATGATGATACAGCCTCAAATAATGCAAGCAAGGTTATAGCTTACGACAGCAATGGCACATCACTAGAGCTTGGGCCAACAACAGCTAATCTGAATACACTAGCAGGTATTGCAAGTGATATAAGCACAGTCGCAGGTATCTCAAGCAATGTTACAAGTGTCGCAGGAAATGCAACTAACATCAATACTGTAGCTGGTATTAGTAGCAACATCACAACAGTTGCAGGAATATCAAGTAACGTAACCACAGTAGCAGGTATTAGTTCTGCTGTATCTACAGTAGCCTCTGCAAACTCAAACATATCTACAGTCGCTAGTGCTATCTCAAATGTAAACACAGTTGCTGGTAGCATATCAAATGTAAATACGACAGCAGGTAGTATCTCAAACGTCAATACAGTTGCAGGTTCTATATCTAACGTCAACACAGTCGCATCAAATGTAACTGGTGTAAACAGCTTTGCAGAGAGATACAGAGTAGGTAGCTCAGATCCTAGCTCTGATAATGATGCAGGAGACCTGTTCTTCAACACCACAAGCAACACACTCAAGTTCTTTGATGGTAGCTCTTTCAATGCCATTACCTCTGGTATAGCTGACAGCGAAGTAACTACAGCCAAGATTGCAGATAGTGCAGTAACCACAGCAAAGATAGCAGCTACTGCTGTAAGCACAGCGAAGATTGCAGACAATGCTGTAACTACAGCTAAGATAAATGCAGATGCAATCACAGGTGCTAAGATAGCAGATGATGCTATAAACTCAGAACACTACACAGATGGTTCTATTGATACAGCACACATAGCAGATAACCAGATAACAAATGCTAAGATGGCAGATGATAGTGTGGGTTCAGCAGAGTTGATTGACAACTCAGTTGGGGCAGCAGCACTCAACATATCTGGCAATGGCTCAAGTGGGCAGATGATTGTGTCTGATGCAGATGGTTCGTTCTCTTATGCAGACCAACCTAGTGGTGGTGGATTTAGTTTGGCATCAGCATTGTCTGGTACAACCCCTACTATCAACTGGTCTAGTGCCACAGCTTTTAGCCACACCCTTTCTGGCGATACAACCTACAGTTTTTCTAATGTGCCAAGTGGAGGAGAGATAGAATTGTTCTTGAAAAATGTAGGTAAGACTATGGATATACTTACCATGAAACCTGCAACAGATGAAAACATAAGTAGCACAGCATCTACAGGTGGGTGTTTTGGCTCTTGGTTTAACAATGATGGCAGTCGTTGGTATGTAACTGACAACACCACAAACAATCCAATACACGAATTTAACCTTAGCACGAACTACGACATTAGCACGAGCAGCCACTCACGCTCCACACCTGCTAGTAGTTTTCCAAATACATTACGTTACTCTGGTGAGTTTAATGGTGATGGTACTAAGTTGATTGGATATAAAGCAGATTTAGTAGAGCATACATTAACTGAGGCATATAATATAAATACGTTACAAACTAGTGCTAACCATACTACAGATGTTGATGCACTATTCCAAGCTAGTGGAGGTGGTGATTCTGTAACAGGTTTTGGTGGAGGTACTATTAGATTTAACAATGATGGTACACGTTTATTTATTTCACAAAGAGATGTAGCAGATGATGAAGTGCCAAGAGCAATAGTCGTAAAATTATCTACAGCTTATGATATAGACTCAACTCTTACCGTTGAGAGTGAGTGGTATGGCACACCACAAAATGATGGACTCGGTACGACTGGTGGTAAGTTAACAAGTGTATTATCTTATGATGGCACAACAATAGTTTGTGCAGAACATAATGATGCAGCAGCAGCAACTGGTCATGCAGTATTCTGGCATTACAATTTAACAACTCCGTGGGATTTATCAAGTGCAAGATTTGTAGGTAGCAGAAAACTAGACTTAGCAAATTCAAATGCAACTGGTATTGAAAACTTACACATTACACCAGATGGCAAGTTTATGTATTTTACAGAGTTCCAAACATCAAATTCTTCAAACACATTATTCCAAAACCATGATATACAAGGTGATTATAAAGTTACTTTCCCAAGTGGTGTAACCACATTACCTGCATCATTTGGTGATGGCGAGGACCCAACTACTACTAGCTATCTAAGATTAGTCAGCCTAGATGGTAGCAATGTTCTGTTAACTGACCATAAAGAGATACTATAATGTCAGACAATAGGGTATCAATGAAGATGATAAGTGAGAAGTTAGACCACATGCACTCCGACATCGAGAAGAACTCAGCAGACATACACAAGCTACAGCTTGAGATGAGTATGGGACGTGGGGCAGTCCGTGCAGTAGCTTGGATAGGTGGCTGCATTGCTGTAATCGTAGGTACAATGAGAATATTTAACGGAGGATAGTATGATACCATTCCTAGGTTTGCTTTCTAATCCAATCACAAAGCTAGTAGCTGACAAGGTTATAGGTGCAGCAAGTCATGCTATGGAAAAGAAAAAGATTATCCGACAAGCAGAGATAGAGGCTACAGCCAACATAGACTATGCCAAGATAGAGGCACAGAAAGCTGTACACAAAGCAGAACAAGCCGTACTAAAGCAACAAGTCAAGTCTAGTGAGAAAAGCTGGAAAGATGAGTACTTGTGTGTGGTGTTCACCATTCTGTTGATCTGTCATTTCATAGAACCACTACAGCCAAGCATGATGACAGGATGGGAGATGTTAGGTAAAGCTCCAAAAGAATTTTGGTATATCATAATGACTATTGTGGCTGGTAGCTTTGGGGTATCAACACTAAGTAAATGGAAAGGCAAATGAAACAATCAAGACTAGACAGAATACTATCATACATTGCATGGGCAGTAATAATAGGATGGACACTTGCTATTATCATTATTGATGTAGAGGCAAATGAAAACACAAATGTTTCTGGAGACAATACGATTATCTCTGGGGGCTACGATTCTACAAGTTCTACAACGTATGAGTCTGGCAGCAGTTCCAATACTACTAGTACTTCCACAACCAACAACACCAGTAACATCAAGTCCTTTCCACCAACAGCCTCAGCTCCACCCACAGGAGCAGGTATTGATACTTGTAATCTTGGCACTTCGTTTGGATTGCAAAGCAGTTTCATTGGATTGTCTGGCAGTAGCCATGAGACAGACGAGACGTGTGAGCGTATTA